GAAAGGTTTCCGGCCATGTAGTTGTATTGAAAATACTACAACCAATTTGCAGTTGTATTCTCGCGCTACCAACCCCTGCATCCGTGTAAATGTTGGTTGCCGTATCATAGGTTCCATCGGGATAAATAGGCTCCTGCGTGATAACCAGTGTCCCTGTAATGTCCACGTTACCAGAGACAATCACCGCATCGGTCAGCACGTTAATTAGGCGTATCGGTTGCAGCGCGTATGCTAGATATTCGCCAGCCACAAAGAACCCGCTGTAATCCACAACATCACCTGAGACAACGTAGGCGTCGGACAATACTGCGGTGTCGCATTGCGGGCATTGCAACCCTGCGGCTGCGCTTTGTTGCGCTGCTGCTTGCGCTTTGTTGATTGCATCTATTTGACTGATTGCTGATGTTGCTTGACCATCCGAAATTGAACATATTGAGGGAAAATTATTGCAACAGATACGCGCCGTCCTAGTGGCAATCCATCCGTAAATAGGGTTGCCGTTTGCATCCGTGCCGATGAGAACCTTTCCGGCAGGTGGTTCTTCTGGCGGATACGGTATCTCGTTGTTCACGCCAATAGGAGCAATCGAGTAAGAGTAATCGTTGATGTTCGGGCAGCAGTCAATCGGGGCGCAGTTGTTGCCCATGCACTCCGCAATCTGTCCATCAGGACGAATCTCAAAACGGATGTTCATTCGATCCACTGTAAAGCTGCCGATTGCGTTCACTTTCACCTGACAATGATGAAAGTTGTTTGCTGGTTGGATTGATCCCGGCACACATTTGTTGGAAGGAACCTGTTGCAGATACTTCCGCGCCCATTGCGGTGCAGCCGTCATCGGACGTTCTGGATTTTCCTCGCAGGTTTCTCTTGTCGGGCAATCGCATCCCGGACTTCCCTGATCCACAAAAACCCAACATGGCGAACCATCAGGGCGATATTCTACGGTAAAGTTTGACGCATTGCGAATGGCAGACATCTCAATCACGCCACCGTTGATAATCTTTGGCGCAAATGCGTTGGTGACTCCTTCAACATTCCCAAATATGGAAGTTGTGTAATTGCCTTCAATCTTCTTCGGTTGCCCTTCAAAGAAATCATCTCCATCAGCAAGCGTGAACTCGTAAAGGCGATTCTTGCCGTCTCTGTCATATGAAAACGCGAAACAGCGATTGGCGTTGCCGATGTAGCCTTGCGAAAACGCCCAAGGTCTTACCCCGCTCCACATCCCATGCCACACGGGAGAACCGTCTCGTCCAGCCGTGGACATTGCATCAGCATCAAACACTACCATGCCGCGACAGTATCGGTGCTTCCCGAATGCAGGGTTGTTGGGTGAAGCAATTAGCGGCGACGTTCCGCACAGCACCATGTTCTGCCAACTCACCATCGGCGCAAACTCTAAATAATCTTTCCGATCCGGCTTGAGCCAATAATTCACTTCACGAGAAACGGGCGTCTGATTCCATCGTTGCGAATACTCGATACGCGAATTGCGATAGCTCGCAATGCCAGCCTGCGAGCGGTAGAACATATCCCCGTTCAATCCTGCAAAGCCATGAGACGAGACAAGGCCGGAGCCGATAAGCGCAACACGTTGAACAGAAGTATTGATCCATTGATCCCGTGGTTGCGATAAATCGAGTGACGTAAATCCGTTGGTGCAACCGATAACCAATTCATTCTGCCCTGTCCCTGTATCAAGGAACGGCATCGGGTATATCCCCATGATGTCGCCTACAAAAACAGGAGTGCCGAAGCTGCCGCCTTCCGCCCAATACGTTTGCTCGGTGAAGCTGAGAATGTCGTCGGGACGGGTAAGAGTTGCTCCGTATGCAATATCGCCAACGTAGATGCTGTTCTTGCCGTCTGAACTGGCAACCACAAACCTGCCGTGGATAAAAGCCATGACGCTGCCAATTGGCATCTCGTTTTTTGCCAAATCTGATCTGCGCGGAGGATTCACACCATCCCAAAACAAGGGAGTATGGATGCCGTCTTGAATGACAAGCCATTGAAACCCCTGCGCGAACCATGTGTGCATGAACTGGCGCGAGTTGCCGTCATACAGCTTGGTTACGACGCCCTTTCTGCCATTCACTTCCACCGTGTAAATCCTGCCGCCAACACTCGCAATCAACTTGCTTGTCAGGTAAGACGGATAACCGTTGTAGAATGTTGCGCCCTGCCCATTCGCGCCTTGAAACCAAACCCGCTCATCGTCGTTCTCAAACTCTAGCTCAATGTTTTGGATGGACGGACGGGCGCGGTTGTAGTCCTCGCGGAAGAAGCGATTGACGGCTTGATGCGCGTAGTTGGCGGGAACCGAGTCCGGCGATCCGCCGAATACTCCCTTTAGCTGCTGATGCCCGTCATAATGGTATGTTGCGGGCATCGGTTCACGCTCCGAGGCGGGTTACATTGCAGCGAACTTCATAGCATTTTGTATTTGCCGTTGCGCCAGAACCAAGAACAAGCTGTATGGTTTGCCCTTGGATGTATCTTCGCATATCTTGACCCGCGAGATGCGCTAGATTCTCCTGATTGTTCTGATTTAACCAGTTATTACTATTGCCGCTATTCACAATGATGCCATTAACCTTTAATGAGATCGCCTGACTTCCGCTTCCACCCTGATTCGTATTTTCCCTCGTCATTCCAAAGAAATCCACCACATAGGTTCCGGGAGTTACGCAAGATAGAGTATATTGGTCTAATACAGCAAAAAGTCCACCTGCGCCGGGAACCCCATTCGGCCATGTGGAGTCGAATAGAATATTTCCAATTACAAGAGGATTGCCGGGAGATGAATTAGCGTTTGGATAACTGTTTTGCGGGTTAGGGGAAACCGTGTTTTCAAAGAATGCCGCGCATTGGCTTCCTGTATCTGCAATCGTGCCTTTGATGATCTCGTTGGAGGTATTCAGCCCAAGCACGTTTGTTAGCGTTCCAGTGGCAAGCCCCGTTGCCGTTGCTGTCCCTGTAATCTGTAAGTCCGCAATCTGCGCATTCGTGACAACCGTAAGGTCATTCACTACCAGCGGATCGGGAACCGTAGCAGTAGGAAGCGTTTCAAACGTAATCTGCCCCGCCGCATTGGTGCGCGGGTAAAGATTTGCAACCGCTGGCCCCGTCAACGTCCGCATGATGTCGTCGCTGCCCTGCACAATGAACTGCCCGAAAGTCTGACTCTGGACGGCTGTAATGTTGGAAAGCGGAATCACTGGCTCCGTGGTGAAATCAATCAGCCACCCGCCGCTGCCCGTGGCGCGAGCTACGAGATAACCGCCGTCTCCGGGAAGTAGTCTACGTTGACAAAAGCTGCTGTCGAGTCCGAGAACGTGACGCAGGGTTGTAGCGGAACCGGGATCGGTGCAAGTGCCCTGATATACCGTGTTGGCGGGCTGACAGGGTGAGCAGGAGCAAGGAGAGTTAGAGCAGGAGCAGGACATAGGTTACGTGGCTAGAAGTTTGACCGCTTTAATATCTTCAACGATTGTGCCGACAATCTGCGCAAGCTGTTGCAACGTGACGGTTGCGGTGTCGCAGGTTCGCAGGGTTGCAGGAGTGCCGAATGTCGTGTAGCCCGTTTGCGTGTTGGCGGAACTAACGAAGGTATTGATGAGCGAAGCCGCAAGATACTCGCCAGCCCCGCTTGTGATCAATACGCAATTCGCTGGAATAGGCGCACCCTCAATCCTAAGTTGAGTGTCTTGGGAAATGTCTAGAAGTGTATTTCCGTTAAAAATAACACCCGAAAGAGCCGAAACATTTAGATAGCTTGTATCGGCTCCATTCCCAAGCGTAATTCCAGCTTCGGAGTATAGTTGTAAATTATTGCCATTTCCATCAAGCGTAAATGCTCCGGGATTTGTCGCTCCCTGAGTAATGACTAATTTCCATTCACCTGCCGCTGTGCCATAAGCTGCATACGCTTGAGTCGTGTCAGACTGATACCCGAACTGCCCCTTAAACGCCGGAACCGCTGCTCCACGCGCTACCGCATCAGCAAACACCACTGTTGCCAGTTGCGTTGCATTGACGTAAGCCAGATTCGCAGGAGTAATTGCTAGGCTTGTTGATGCTCCCGTTAATGCCTCTGCATTTGTGGCAATCTCTATTAGTCCAGAAAAGGTAGTTGTCGCACCGATTGCGGCAAGATTGCTTGGCGTAAGAATCTTGTTGTTAAGAGCTTTGCCGATTGCCTCTGCATCCGTTGCTGTTTCAAGCACTCCGCGCTGTGTTGTCGTGGCATCAGGAAGGTCGTCAATAATCTGCTGAATGTTGAACGTGAGCAGGATTGAGTTGTTGCCCGCATCCAAGGTGACGATCAAGGAGTTGTTGCCGCTGGTAATTCCGCGAAAGTCGAACTCGTTGCCGTTCTGCGAATCATAAACGCCGATGCCTGTCAGGTTGATGTTTGCGCAGGTGTAGGCGACTACGGGGTTGTCCGGTAGCTCTACGATGTAGTTGCACCCGCAAGGTTGAGAAGAACCGCATGAATTACAGGACATAAGCGTGTTTTAATTGGTTTTCAGAATAAAGCAATCACGGAATATCAATGGACATAAGGTTTATACGAGACGGATAAAAGCCTTGGCATCGGATCGCGGACGATACTTCCTCCAAACACCATCGCCAGATTCACTGTCGCGTTCGCCCTTGCCGTTTGTATTTCCATCTACGCTTTCAATTTCTCCGCGCTCGCTGTCTGCTGTCACAAGCCCAATATGCGAGAAATCGAAAACCACAATGTCTCCACGCCTGCACGGATTATTCTCGCCCATTACTTGCAATTTTGCGTCCTTAGCCCAACGAATAAAGTCAAACGCACCCGTGGTTTTCGGGCGGTGGAATTGCGCAATCTCCTTAACGCTTGGCGACGTTAGCCACTCACGGATAATCCAGCAGATGAACGCAGCACACCAAGGCCAAACTCCAGGCTCAGTCCAAGTCGCCAACTGATACTCGCGCACCCTTGGCCCGCGATTGTTTCCGCCAATCTCGCGCACACCGATTTCCTTTTCGGCTATCCTAGCCAGAGCATCCCGTGCTTGTTCTGGCGTAAGAATCGCCAAACGTATTTCATCACTTGGCATATCCTTTTAATGATTTTCTAATTTCATTTCCATCTACGTCGAGCAGCACCCGCTTGCCGTCATACGACGCACCAGCACCCCCGTAGCGGAACGATACGCGATAGGGGATAGCGGAGCAGCCCGTAAGGTAGAGCGTGGCTAGAACGGCAAAAAGCGCGAGCAGGATAAATGAAGCAAAATACTTCGGCCTCATGGTTTTGGTTTTTCCTGTATTGTTGATGCCCACTTGTGAAGGGCGGAAGCAACTGCAATAATTAGCGGCCAATACATAGATACGGACGCAGGGATGATTGGAAGTTTAATAATGGTAGCATCCACGGAAAGCGGGATTGCGGCAAACGCAAGGACGAGTGAGATGAACTTTATTTTGTTCATAAATTTATGGATTCTTTAAAAGGGCAGGGCTTGCCGGGACACATCCTGTAAGCCATTAGCATCCCGTGATTTTCACCAGCTTGCGTCCGCACAGATTCGATTGCGCTTCGTAGCTCTTTCCGGTCAGACTCGCATTGCTCGCTGCGATGCCAAAGGATTTTCGCCAAAAAGCACAAAGCGCCAGTCACGGAACTTACGGCTATGAGCAAAGCATTTTCAAGTGTCATGAGAACAGTGAGAGGATTTGATCCTTTACGGTGTTCATCCGAGCTTCCGTGATGCCGGGAGGTGGCGTCGTGACGCTATTCACAAGCACTTTTGCACGATCAAACATCCCGCGCTTGATAAGTTCGACAAGGCCAGCGAAAAGCGGTGCCATAAGACCGCCGGGGACGGTTGAAAACTCATCCACGAAGATGGTTTCCAGTCCGGCCATAGCAGCCTTACGCGTTTTGAGTTCCGCATTGTAGGCAAGTGATTGTTCGTGGGTTCTCATTTTGTAATTTGTG